AAATAAAAGGTAAATTAAAGCTATCATTCCAGCAACCACTACTAACAACTTTAAAGGGTTATTAAAACCACTATTTCTAGCTTCAGCTTTTAGAACTTTAGCGTGTTGTTTAATGTATTGCTTTTGGATTTTAGTTTTGTACTTGTATTCTATACGTGTTTGCCACCGTGTTTTCGGCACATACACCGTATTAAAATGAATTATAGTGTCTTTTGTAATATAAAAATAGGTCTTTTCGCCATTTATTATAAGACTATCTATTGACCGTATTTTAATAGTGTCAGTTTCAGTTTCACACCGCATCCCTTTTTTAACCGCCTTGTCGTAATAAAACTTAGCCGAACAGCCATTGAGTAATAACAACAATAGAAGTGCCGTTAAAACGGCTAAAACAAGGCTTAAAAGATGTGTGTAGTTTATCTTCATTCTGCTAGTTCTTTCTTAATGTCTTTTGCTTTATGAATTAAACCTATAATTTTAGACAAAAATGAGTAGCCTTTAACTGCCAGGAATGATTCGTCTATACTTTTAACCTCAATGCTTAGTAAAATAAGACCTATTAACTTAGTAGAAAGGAAGTCTATACTGACTACCATGTGTGTAAGATCATTTAACATGAAGTAGTCTGTAGCGTAAACTAAACACACAGCTACGCAATAAGAAATTAATTTAGGCACTAACCCGTGACGTAGTTTTTTACTCAGTATTTCAATGCCTGTTTTCTTAGATTTCCATAAACCAAAACACGTGTCTAAAAGAATAGCTATAACAACCAGAATGACAATACCCTTTACAGGTGCAAAGAATATTAACAAGGCTTTTAAGATAGTTGTAAGATAGGTTGTAAGATAGGTTTTCATATAATCAATATGCTGTCAGAATATCCGTTATCTTGTTGTTTAGTAGGCTTAATATCTGAGTCCTTATTTAACTCGCTGATAAACTCAGGAAATAGGTCTTTATTATCCTTCAAATATCTGTATAGTCTAGCTTCATAGAATGATGCTTTCTGTGCGTAGTGATCCTGTGCAAAATTAACCTCTTGCTGAGTGACTGAAGTTGAATAGTCACCGTTTTGCATTTGAAGTCCTTTGTTTTTTAACTGATAACTTAATCCAAAAACTGCATCTTCAGCACTACGCCACGCTACTATTGGCTGGATATATGTAACTAGCGTTTCCTCGTCACCGTTTAACGTTTGTGCATTGTACCCAGTCAGCATATAGTTATAAAAGTACGTACCTAAAATAGGTTGTACTCTCATGTCTGACTGCGTTTTTATAAATGGAGTTACATCCGTTACATCTACGTTAGCAGTAATAGGTGTTTGAAGCTTTAAATAATTCTCTGTTACAAAGTAAATCATGGTGCTAGTGTTGTTGTTGTATCTACTGCTTCCTGTGCTATCTGTCCTTTCGTTTTATCACCGCCTTCAATTGGTGGCAATGAAGCTAAGGCACGAATTTCATTCTCTGTCATAGACTCTAATACCTTAGTGGCTACAAGTGGACTCATGGCGTTCAGTGCATCGTTAGTCTTAGTTGTATCACCTTCTAATTCGACAATAGTTTCGTTAACTATCTGGAAGTTATTAATAGTTAAATGAGCCTTTAATTTGGCTATTTGAAATAACTCGTTAAATATACTTTCAACCGTGTCACGTAAAGGAATAATAGTGTTTTTTTCAAAGATAATGTACGCCTGTTTGATGTCAGACCCTGAGCCTAGCTTACCGCTTACTCTAATTCCCATTAATATAGGATCAATAGTGTGAGCTTGACAGATTTTAGAGTCTATACTTTCAGTTGTAACTTGGAATAGATTATCGTTTGAGTTTGTAGGTATTGCTTCAATCTTTGGAAGCTGTTCCTGATTGTTAGCAAAGAATGCAATAGCTTTTCCTGCATTATGTGCGCCTTTTGCCTTCTCAATTGTCTGTTTAATAGAGTGTTTTTCCTCTTCGCTCTGGGGCTTCTTAGGAAACATCATAGCAAATGAAGGAAAAATAGAGTTTAGAATATTAGACTTTTGCAAATAACTCATTTCACCGTCTAAAAATGCCCAATTAAAAGCACTTGTATAGCTAGGTAGTGGGTAAATGTCCTGTCCTACTGAATGATTTTCCCAAACATAAAGACATTCACGTTCTTTATTACCGAATTTATAAGGCTTAATGCAATAAATATCAATCATTGATGACCAATCTTCACAGATAAAATACTCATCACCATATTTTGAACGCCTTACCTTCTCAGGTCCTATCTGTTTAGCTTTAATAAAGTCGCCAGATTGATTGAAAAATAGGTGAAAATAAACACGGTTGTGTAGAATTATGTCTTTAGTAACCGTTGGAACGGTCTTTTTAAGGCTCATTCTTTTATCAAACGTATAAACGTCTACTTTTTCAGTAGCTGTAACGTCTTTATCAATCGTTATTTCATAGCCACCCCCAGCAACCGCATTCGTTTTGAAGTCAACTATAGACGAATGAAGCGGAGAAGTATAGTACAGCTGGTTAATTAGCTGAGGGTAAAGGTTATCTTCACCAAATCTAATATATCCGTTTGTTTGTTGACGTCCATTAACATAAGGTAGTGATAAATTGCCACCGCCTACACGTAAAAAAGGCGTACTAAACGATTGATAACCGCTAGTTTCAGTCACTTCTACAGCGTCTGACTTGCCTATATTGAATCCGAATAATTTCATTTAATCGTAAATTGTGTTTAATTGTTCTCCCCATACTACCATTCGTCCTTCTTCTACTCTTCTAAGGCCTGAAGAAGTTGTATGTTCGTCTATTGTTATAGGGTCTGTGCTTTCAAAAACTGAATAAGTATATTGCCCTTTAATAAATTGGACATCACCGCCTAAGCCTTCAGTAATATAAAATAAATTGTATCGTTCTGGGTAAGTTGAATAGTCAGTACCTACCCAATATACAGGCGTTGCATTTGTATCGTATTCGTTTTGAAATTCAAACAACCAAACAGGATTGCTTATAGTAGCATTTTCTGTAAGTGTTAAAACGAACGTGTTATAAGATGATTGTTCAATATAAATCATATCTTAAAATAGGTAAATTCACGTAGTTGTTATAAAACAAAAAACCCCCACCGTATAGATGAGGGTCTTATTGATTGTTATTAATTACGGAAGTAATCCAGCTATAATGTCTGGGTCTACTTCATAAGATAAAAATTCCGCTTCAGATACAAGTGTTAAACTATACTTGCTACCATCAGCTTTGGCAGTACCTGAACCTTCAGCAACACCTGTCACTTGAACGTTTTCAAACCACCAATACTTACCGTTCATGTCTTTAACGATAACACAAAGGTCACGCTGTCCTTCACCTAGAATTTTAATAGCTCTAGACTTAGAAGCTTCACGTCTGTGGAACATTAAAGTAATAGTTTGAGTAACGAATGAAGAACCGTTTACTAAATCAATAGCGGCTTCTTCTGTATAGTTACCCGTGTTTCTGTTGAACTCGAACGGTACGAAATCAGCAGAAGTAGTAATAGATGTCACCGTCCAAGTGGCGTCATCTGAAGTTACAGGAATAGTAACATTGTCCTGAGAGTTAATATATACAGCTTGTATTCCCCCTTGATTATTGTCACATCCTTTGGTAATTGATGTTAATGTTGTACAACTCATTTTTATATGTATTAAAAAAGGGGATAGGGTAACCCCACCCCCTCTCTAGTTAATTAATTAATTAGTCGAAACAAACGTTATAAACAACGATTTCTGATGGATTAGTATAGAAGAAACCAACCTTTAAGTTTGCACGTGTTCTCAAGTAAGGCTCAGCTACTGAGTCAGACAAGTTAACAGCTTTCAATGCTTTAGAATCACCTTCAGCATCAAATGCGTAAATCAAGTTGTTTTTCAACGTTAATACCATAGTATTGTCTGGCATACCTTGACAAACTACTACTTTAATTCCTAAGTAAGTCAAAGCCAAAGGTGCAGTTACGTAAGTCTGAGTGTTTCCTGAAGCAGCAGCAAGTTCATAAGCTGAAGCTACGTTAGCAGAAACATAGAAACGAAGGTCTGACTTCATGTTACGGATAGAAGAAGGAGTAGAAGTATACACCAAATTCATTTGTGCAAGTACATTTGTATTATCTACAGTACCACCATATACACCAACTACACTACCATCACCGCAGAACTTCTTAACATAACCGTCACAAAGTGCAAGTGTAGAATCACCTGAACCTGTGTCCCCTTTCCAACGAAGAAGCTCGATATCTTCACCAATTTGCTTAGACATTTCACCCCAGTAGTAGTTCATGAATGAAGCTACAGTAAAGTCACCGTTTGAACCTTTCGCCATTTGCAAAGAAAGGAAAGACTGCTCGATGTCAAACTGACAAATTTGAGCCATAGCTGACAAAGAACATACGTCGATATCAATAGCATTTAATGAATCTGTAGGCGCATTGAAATTACAAGTAGCAGCCTGTAGAATTTTTCCGAAAGTAACGTTACCTAATTTAGTAGCGGACTTAATTCCTGGAAGTGTACGGTAATTGTCTACGATGTCCTCAGTAATATAGGCACGACCGTAGAACTCATTCGGGTTAGGACAAAGCAAAGCGTTGCTTTCAATATCCAAATCAAATTTTAATTTTCTGTTCATTTTAATTGTTTTTATCAAATTCTCTAAATTGTGTGAATCTCTCTATTGCACTCATAGCTTGTTGAGTAGGTGCAACTTCTTCTGTTCCGTCAGCTTCTTGCGTAGGAATCAATGCTTTTACGTCTGCAATTGCTTTTAACAATTCAGTCGCCAATGTGTCTAGTGCTGGTTGAACTATTGCCATGATAGCCTCTGAGTCTGCTGCTGGGTCAACAGCCATAG